GCACTTCTACGAGCAAACGGTACACGGGCGGGCAGAGTGGGAGGTGATGGATGCGAAGGTACGGCGTGGCTTGCGGGATATTTTTGCCAAGTTCATTACCCCCAATCAACAGGAACCCGCATGATCCTCAACATCGCCGAACGTCACATCACAATCAACACCGAGGCCATCGACGATGCCGACCGCAAACGCTACGCGGAGATGGTCGAACTCGCCAACAGCGTGGACGGGATGCGGTTGTACGCCGAGATGCTTGCCCGCAAAGTGCCGATGAACATCATGAGGGACGTGTACCTAGTGGCGAGGGCGGCGGAGATAATCGACCTCGACTGGGTTACAGCCCGCAACGAACTAGGCCACTGGCACCGACACCCCCGGCAGATTGAGGACCGCAAGACGCTGTACACGCGGCTGTATGACTTGCGGCTAGGTGCTAAGCGGAAGTACAGCCTGCCGGAAATAGCCGCGGCGTTCGGCACGGCACACAGCACGATACTAACCGCGATTCGATACGTAGCCTCAACCCCCCGCGTCAAACTATTTTAGAAGGTGCAACCATGATCGTCAAACGAACCAAACCCATCACCCCTACCCCCGCGTCAACGCATCGACCGATGGCAAACATGACCCTCCCAACCGGCCAGCACGCGAACGCGAAGTTGAGCATGGATCAGGCGAGAAAGATACGCGATTTACACGCCAGCGGACTTGCGAGCATGTCACAACTCGCGGCGCGGTATCGCATATCGAAGGCGTGTGTGTCGGCGATTATTCACGGGAAGAGTTACAAGGATACGGGTAGGGTTTCACAAACTAGGGCGTGCTAACAAAGGAAACCATGACCCCACAGCAAATAACCGACGCGACGGACTCCGAACTACGCGAGAAGATCGGCAAACTCACCAAGGTGGTCGATGCGTACGACCGATGGCCGAAACCGTGCCGCGAGCAAATCGCGGTTGCGGCGGACAAACTTAGGGCGGAGTGCGAGGACGAACTAGATCGACGGGTAGATATGAAAGGAACCGATGGGACTGATTTACAGAGCGTTTGAAACATACGACCGAGATGCACCACAGGTAAGCACGCAGAACGCGTACACCCAGCGGACGATCCGCCCCGCCCCGGTGAAGGTGGTTGCCCCTAAGCCAGCGGCGAAGCCACCCAAGCCTCCCCGCAAGCGTGCGTTACCAAAGCCAAAGCCGCCTATCGACACTTCGATTATCGACTGTGCGGAGTTGATTGCCAACAAGTATCTCGGCGGGTACACGGCGGGTATCCGTCAAGCGTTGCGGTGTGCGAAGGCAAGAGCGAACACACGCGAGGCGGTGGTGCGTTATTGCACGTTCGGTCGATTGAACGGGGAGTACGGGTACGCAAACGCCGAGATAGCCAGAGCATTCGGCGTGCATATCCAGACCGTGCAAATCATCACCAAGCGATGGAAGGCCGACAACGAAGCGGCGCGGCGACTTGACGCGGCGAGAAGGGAGGCGGTGTGATGATCGACCCAAACGCACAATGGCAAATCATCACGGGCGACTGCCTTGAGGTGATGAAGCACATTCCAGCGGGGATAGTGGGGGCGGTCGTTACGGACCCGCCGTATGGGATTGAGTGGGCGGGGCATGGTGCATCTACGCTCGATTGGAACGCACTACAGAACGATCAGGGGCAACTCGACCTAACCCACGTACTGCGAATGTCATGCACCGTTGTATCGTTTGGGGCCAACTGCTACCCGAATCAACTGCCACACAGAGGCCGATGGATATGTTGGGACAAGCGAACAACAGAGGCAGCAGACACGATGCTTGGAAGCCCTTACGAACTAGCATGGACGAACCGAACAAGCGGCTATGACAAGATATACCGCATCATGCACGGCGGCGTAGTCAACGATGACAAGTGGGGCGAGAAGAGGCACCACCCAACACAGAAGCCGATTCGCTTGATGTCACGGATTCTGGAAGATTACACGGACGCGAACGACGTAGTCCTTGACCCCTACTGCGGTTCCGGCACAACTGGCGTGGCCTGCATCCGAACAGGCCGCAGGTTCATTGGCATCGAACTTGACCCCAAGTACGCCGACATTGCACGGCGGCGGTGTGCCGAAGCCGAGCCGGTGCTGTTCACCAAGGCGGATAAACCAGAGGAGGCGAAGTTATGGGAATGACTCCCGACGAACTCAAAGCGAAGGCCGTAGCGTTGATCCGCGAGCATTTCAAGGTGGACCGCGTAACGGCGGAGATGATGCTTGCCACCAACGGCCCAACGTGGCGGGCGGAGATCGAGCGGCGAATCGAGGCGGGTCAGGGCGTGGAGATGTTCGCGGAGCGGTGGAAGTTGAAACCGTAAAATCTACGGGAAAATATACGGGATAGGCTAGACACCCAGCGGGCGGCGGGATAGAGTCAACGGACGAAAGGAGCGACATGCGAGCATATGAGGACTTTTTGCACACGAAGTCACATTCGGCCAAAGGCGGCGGAGTGGACCCCGTGTGGATGCCGGAGTTTCTGTACCCATTTCAACGGGCGTTAGTGGAGTGGGCTATCCGCCGAACCCGCGCCGGTATCTTTGCCGATTGCGGACTAGGCAAGACCGCTATGCAGTTGGTATGGGCTGAAAACGTGCGGCGTATCACGGGTAAGCCCGTGTTGATCTTTACCCCGCTGGCGGTTGCCAAGCAGACCGCACGCGAGGCCGCGAAGTTCGGCATAGAGGCGTACCGATCCGAGAAGGGTGAGATGGAGTCACCTATCGTTATCACCAACTACGAACGTGAACACATGTTCAGCCCTGATGACTTTGGCGGCGTGGTTTGTGACGAATCGAGCATCCTCAAATCCTACAGCGGTGAAACCCGCAAACAGATCACGCGATTCTTGAGCAAGGTTGAGTACCGCTTGCTATGCACCGCAACGGCCGCGCCCAATGACTACATCGAACTTGGTACACAATCCGAGTCACTTGGTGAACTGTCATACAGCGAAATGCTACGGCGTTTTTTCCGCCAGTTGGATGACAAGGGCCAGAAGTCAGAGCAGCGGGCGCAAGACCAAGCAGAAAAGATCATGGCTCAGGGCGGCGAGTACTACCAGAAACTAGCGTACCGCGTTGCACAGACCATCGGCCAGTGGCGGTTAAAGCATCACGCGGCTGTACCGTTCTGGCGGTGGGTTGCATCGTGGGCGAGAGCCTGCCGCAAGCCCTCAGACCTTGGATTCGATGATGATGGATTTATCCTCCCCCCGCTGATTGAGCGTGACCACGTTATCAAACCGTCAAGCCCGCCAGAAGGATTCTTGTTCAACTGCCCAGCCTTTGGCCTTGGTGCTGAACGCGAGGAGCGTAAGCGAACCCTAGCGGATCGGGTAGACTTTGTGAAGTCACTTGTAGACCACAACCGATCAGCGGTGATTTGGTGCCATATGAACGCCGAGGGTGATGCGTTAGAGGCGGCGATACCCGACGCGAAACAGATAGCAGGCTCAACGCCGGATGATCGAAAAATTGAACTTTACGATGAGTTTGAATCAGGCAAACTTCGCGTGCTGATTATCAAACCCAAGATTGGCGCGTGGGGTTTGAACTGGCAGCACTGCAACCACGTTGTGACCTTTGCATCGCACTCATACGAACAGTATTACCAGAGCGTGCGGCGTTGCTGGCGGTTCGGCCAACAGAGGCCGGTAACGCTAGACGTTGTAGCAACCGAGGGCGAAGTGCGGGTGCTGGCAAATATGCGGAGCAAGGCGATACGCGCCGAAAAGATGTTCACCGTTCTAGTGGAACAGATGAACCAAGCGACGGACATTAAGCAAGTGAACGAACACACACAAGAAACGGAGTTACCATCATGGCTGTAGCGAATCAAACGTTGGGAGATAACGGAGAATACGCGGCGTACAACGCGGACTGCATCGAAGTGCTGAAGGACATTCCAAGTGAGAAGATTCACCTGACCGTGTATTCTCCCCCGTTTGCGGGTCTGTACCAGTATTCCAGCGATGAGCGGGACTTGTCAAACTCGATTGACAAGGATGAGTTTTTTCAGCACTACGGATACGTTATTTCAGAACTGGCACGGGTAACTATGCCGGGGCGAATCTCAGCGGTTCACTGTATGGACATACCGCTATCAAACGCCGGATGCGATGCGATGTATGACCTGCCGGGGCGAATCATCGCGGAGCATGAGTCTCGCGGGTTTGTGTACGGCGGGCGGCGGGTTATTTGGAAAGAGCCGCTGATGGTCCGCAACCGGACGATGATGAAGAGTCTACATCACAAGACCTTCTGCGAGGATACAACCAAGTGCAGCGTAGCGAACGCCGACTACCTACTCATGTTTCGGCGTAAGGGCGAAAACGCGGTGCCGGTTGTACATGAAACCGGGATGCACACCTACGCGGGCGAGCGACCCATCCCCTCCGAGTTGCTTGCGTACAAGGGCATGAAGGGCGACCAGAAGGCCAACCGCTACTCACAATGGATTTGGCGACAATACGCATCATCCGTGTGGGATGACATTCGTATCGACCGCGTACTCCCCTTCCGTAGTGCCAAAGATGGCGAGGATGAAAAGCATGTACACCCGTTGCAGTTGGATGTTATCGAGCGGTGCGTCAATATGTGGAGCAACCCCGGCGAAACGGTCCTGACCCCATTCATGGGCGTTGGGAGCGAAGTCTACGGCGCGGTAACAAACGGGCGGCGAGGCGTAGGTATCGAACTGAAAAAGAGTTACTACAAGCAAGCGGTAAGGAATCTCCAGACCATCGGCACGATCAAGACGGAGCCGCAAGAGACTTTGCAGTACGGCGGCGACGTTGACGATGAATCGGACGGTATGTAGTAAAATCTACCGTATTCCTTTGACACCCCCAACCAACCCCATAGGATCACACATGGCAAAGAAAACAGCAAAGAAAAAGCCGGGAAATGCGTACATCACCCTCAACGCCGAACTCGACGCGGCGGAGTGGAAACGCATCAAGTTGAAACTGAAACCCGCGACCACGGCTCAAAAGTGGGTGGGGAAGGTTGTGATGGAAGCGGGTAGCAAACTCTAGCGAAGGGAGCGGTGAAATGAGCGAAGTACAACGATACATGGTGTCATACGCAACGGGCGTAGGCGAGTCAGCGATGCCCTCTGAAACCGGCAACTGGGTCAAGTTCAACGACCACGCCGACCGCGTGCGAGAGTTGGAGGAGGCGGTGCGGGTGTATCAAACCGCTCTTGAAGAAATCAGGCGAGGCAAGACTCACGCAGACAACGTGCACCCACTGGGCGAATACGCAT